AACATCTTGTTTGTTACTTACCCACAAACGTTTGTTCGTTTAGATGGTAATACAGCTAATGCAGTAGCAAACGGTAAAGGTTTCACTATTGCTCGTGGTGTAGCTGATGCTTATGAAGTTTACTTCGCACCAGCACCTTACTTCTCTCAGTTGGGTGGTGTAGGTCAAAAAATGTATGCTCGTTCAACTGGTATTATTGATGATACACATATCGACATGACTGTTGAAACACATTTAACTCCTATCTTAAAACGTCCAGAGTTAGCAATCGACATTACATTTACTTTAATTTAATCGATTTAGGTATGTTTGGGGACTGATTGTCCCCACATATACATTAGTGATTTTATAAACAGATCATTAATTTATATGTAATTACAAATAAGGGAAAAAGAACATGTCATGTATGTATGATAATTTCGACCCTGTAAATAACCCAATACACGCTTTAAGGCTAGAGTTTGGTGATACAGATGAAATGGATTATGTTTTATCAGATCAAAGTTATCAGTATTTCATCAACACATACACATCTCCAAGAGTTTTAAGAAAGAAACTTGGTTGGGCAATATTAGCACAATTCGCCAAAGATGGTTTTAGACAACGTGTAGGTCAAGAAGAAGCTTACCTTTCTGAACGTTATAGAAACTACAGAGAATGGTTGAAAGATAAAGTTACAAACCCAATGGTTTCTGGTAATTTACCTAAAGTTTATGTTGGTGGTGTTGTTAGAGAGACTGTTGCTGATTATGAAACAAGAATGGATTTAATTGATTCAACTTTCTATAAAGGACAACAAGCTGAGAAACCTGATTGGAGAAACCACAGAGAGTTTACTTCATGTTCTGTTATCGAACCAGAAGAAAGAAAACTTGGTGTTGATGATACACTATGAGGTAATACCATATGAGTAGGTATAAACGTAGAAAGTACGGTAATGGTGTAGAGATAACAATTGAAGAAGACTATTCTGGATTAAAGAGCATATACGAAGCTGCAAGAAAAGCTCACACAAAGCATATTAGGTTTGGTTGGTTGAACGGCAAGAAATACCCATCTTCTCACAAGAACAAAGGTTTGTATATTGCTCAAGTAGCCGAATGGCAAGAATATGGGACTTCAACAATACCAGCACGACCTTACGCTATAACTAGCTTCTTACAGATGACAACAAAGGCTTTACCAAATATTACTGAATACTTTAAAGCGGTTTGTAATGGTAGGTACGAAGTCTCTCATTTAAATAAAATAGCTTTAGCTGGAAAGAAAAACTTCTCTGATTTAGTTATTAGTCAAGGCTTCACACCTTTAGCTAATTCGACAATTAGAATTAAAGGTCACGATTTTCAACTTGACCATACAGGTCACTTATTACACAACTACGATGTAAAAGTTTACCATAGAAATATAAATAAAATAGATGTTGATTAAAAGGAATCTCTATGGGTGTAGTTAAAAGTAAGAAATTTAAAAAACCTTACCAAGTAAGAAGAAAAGATAAAGGTTCTTATATAAATGGTGAATGGGTTGAAGGTACAGAAAAAGTATTAACTATTATAGCAAATATTCAAGCATCTTTCTCAATGAAACATACGATGATGCTACCAGAAGGTGATCGAGATAAAAGACACATTTGGGGGAGTAGTGAACATTATATTTACCCTGCTAGTTCTGGTAAGAATCCAATATCTCCAGATGTTATTCTTTATCAAGGAACAGAATGGGAAGTAAAAGCTGTATCTGAATATCATAACTTTGGACAACATTTTGAATTTGTTGCTGTTCAAATAAAAGATATTCAACAGCCAAGAAAAGAAGGAAAGGTGGAGGGTTGTAGCTAATGTTATATGAAGGTAAGTTAATTCAAGCATTACAAACAATATCTCCATCTTTCCTTTATGTTTTGTCTGACCGAAATGGTGTAGAAAATGAAGCACCTTATGTTTTAGTCAGTATTTTAAATACACAGAAGATTGGACGAGAAACAAAATCTACAACATCATTAAATAACAAACAAGTTGTTCAGCAAGATGTTAGGGTTATTTATAGAATTACACTACACGCTTTAGCAACAGATGTTGCACAAGACACATTTGAAACAATGTGGCATGGTCTAAGTTCAGATGCTTTTGTTTATGAATTTTATCAACAAGGGTTAGGTATTTTATACGTAAGTGATATTACATACACTTCTGCACCAGTTGATACAATTAATTATAAAAGAGCTTCTATAGATATCACATGCTTAACAAATAGAATAAACGAATATACAACACCAGAAATTAATACAGTGAAAACTCACGGTGATCTAGAAGATACATCAGGTGTAAACACAGATATTGATGTAACGGTTAATTACCCTTAAATATAGGATATTACATGGCTGAAATTAACGTAGCTGATTTACCGATTACACCTTTCTCTGAGTTTGGTGTAAACGACTCAATTATGATTGTCAATGATGGTAAAACACAATTATTCACTGTCTCAGATTTCCTTACTTGGTTAAAACCAAATGTTCAAGGAGAGAAAGGTGATCAAGGGATACAAGGTATTGCTGGTCGAGATGGTATTTCCGTAACACACAGTTGGACTGGAACAACTTTAAATATTACATCTGCATCAGGAACATCTAGTGCAAACCTAAAAGGTGAAACTGGTGCTTCTGGTACAAATGGAACTAACGGTACGAATGGTACTAACGGAACAAATGGTTGGAGTCCTGTTTTAGCAGTTGTAAATAGAAGTGATGATCGTGTACTTCAAGTAACGACTTGGGTTGGTGGTACAGGCACAATGCCAGCAACAGGGCAATATGTAGGTGCTTCTGGTTTAGTTAGCAATATTAATAGTGCTGTCAATATTCGTGGTTCTCAAGGTATACAGGGTATACAAGGGGTACAAGGTGTTGCTGGTAATTCAGGATGGAGTCCTCTAATACGTGTTGATGTAGATGTTCCGTCAAGTAAAAAATATTTATACCTTTATGATTGGGTTGGCGGTGAAGGAACAAAACCAACAACTACAGGTTATTTATCAACAACAGGAATAACACCTTCTCCTGTATCTGGTAGCGAAGTTGGTTATACAACTTACAACGAAGCTGGTCAAGTTAAAGTCACATACACAGGTCTTAGTTTAAACAATTTTATAGCTAATACTTATAAAACATTCGATATTATTTCAGCAACAAGTACAGTCGTAGCATCACCAACGACAACATATCCAAAAAGTACCCCAAACTCTTATTCTGGTGTATTCGATGGTGCAAGAGGAACTTCTCCAAATGGTAGGTTGATTGAAAACCCTATTAATGGTCAAGTTCATGGTTGGAGAATACAAGGTAGTTGGTCTGGTAAAGCAACAGGTGGTACTGGTGTTGAAATACTACACATAAGAATCAGAAATCCTGTAAGCGGTTTCCAACTTGTTAAGTCAATTATTATGTCAAACAATTTAGCAACAGGTGATTTCTTTGATGAACTGATCACTATTGCTGATGATCAAAGTATTCCATCACCTAATGGCTATATCTTAGAAACATCTTCATCGACAACTGACGCTGGACTTACTGTTCAAATTGACGCTATCACAAGAATCTCTTATGCAAAAGAGTATAACCCAACATAAGGAGATTTTATGCAAGTTTTAGATAAATCTCCAATTAAAGTTGGTGTTAATATTGAAGGGATTGTTCCTTTAGTTGCATCAGCATTTAATACAGTTTGTTTTATCAATGAGAATGATATTGTCACAGAAAGAAGTATTGAGATAGGGAGTTTAGCAGATGTTATTGATGCTGGTTATACGTATAGTTCAACTTTATATAATTTCTGTAGAGCTGTTTTTGAACAGTACAATACAAAAGTAAAAGTCATATCTAGAAATAAAAGAACAACAGAAACTTACCAAGAAGCTTATTCTTCTGACGATAACTCATCTTTTTACTTTGTTGTTATTGAGAGTAAAGACGTTAATGATTTAACAACGTTCAACACATTCATCAAAGATGAGCTAAAATTACAGTTTTTCTCTTCAATGCAAGATTTGTCATTACAAGTTTCTAATAGAAAGATGGTTTATTTTTATCAACCTTATTTTGATTTTTATTTGCTTTATGACAGTACAAACATTGTAGAACTAGACAGTGGTTATTATATTCATTTAGCAAGCAGTTTCTTAGAAGAGAATGTTACAACTAAGGAAGAAGCTGATTCAACACCTTTACTTTACCCTGAAGCTGCTTGGATTGGAGTTTGTGGTAATTATTTCCCATCAAGAACTCAGTGGTTGTATAAAGAATTACTAAACATACCTGTTTTTGATTTAACTTCTATTCCAGATTATTCTCACATTTATACTATTGTTCATAAATCTAAAGCAACTTTAGGTACTGGGTGTTTAACTAACGATGTCCCAATCGAACAACAAATAAGTTTAGATTGGAATAAATATGCTTTGCAAAAGAACTGTTGGAATCTTCTTTACTCATCTCCTAAAGTGAATGCGACTAGAGAGGGTATTGATCAATTTGAATTAAAGATACGTGAAGTGTTGGATGTTTGTGTTAGAGAAGGTATCTATACGTCTTACATTATAACAGAAAGAAATTTAAATAGAATTAACGGAAAAGTTAGTTTCAAATTTATAGCTTATCTACAATATTCCATTCTTGGAGTAGACAAGGTTGAAGGTGTTGTTTATCAATAACGCATCATAAACAAAACAATAAAATAGGAAATAAAATGAAAATTGAATCAATTGTAAAGGTTGATATTACACAAGAAACTGTCAGCAAAACAGTTCGTGATTTACAAACTACTGCAATCTTGTCTGTTCATACACGCTT